GCTGGTGATAAGCCAAGATAAGGCATTATACTCTATCCCTTATGTAATGTCAAGATGGCTGAGAACAACATCTGCAGATGATGCTGTATCAGATGTTACAGTAAGTGTATCACCCGGCTCCATCACTACCTTCTGGTCGCCACCAACCACAACTAAAGAACCACCAACTGGAATCGGTGCTGCTTTTACAAGGTGAACATTATCAACTGCACCGCTAGTACGTCCAGCACCATTTAGCTTTACGTCTACGGTAATTTGACTTGTCACAATGTTAGCAATACTAAGACCAATGATGGTGGTTTCTGTGCTTGATGGACAGGTGTATATGGTAGCTGCACCAGTGCCTACTGCCGTATCTGTCTCACATAAAAAAGCGTTTGCCATATTTTACTCCAAATGTACACTAATTATACCATATTCTTAATGGTTTGTCAAGTATTATTTTATCCTAGTGCAATAGCCATTGCAATGCCACCGTCACCTGCTGCTGGTAGGTTAGTAAGCTGCGAACCGTCTACTGCTGGTAGTCTAGCTGACCCATCTAGCACAACGGTATTACCTGCTGATGTACCTGTATTTGTAATTGCTGCTGTACCCAGACCTAGTGTAGTACGCTGCGCTGACGCATCGGCATCATCAAGTAGTGCTTTACCTGCCGCTGTAAGGTCATATACTGCTGCAGTGCCTGAACCAGTAAACTGAATACCTTTATTTGCAGCGGAAGTCAGGCCAGCAATCGCTTGCAACTCTGCATCCAGACGTGCGTTAGCTACTGTGCCAGATAGTTGTGCAGCATCAATAGTTTTATTAGTCAGGGTTTGTGTGGCTGTTGTACCCACAATCTCCTGATTACCACCAGCAGGTAGGGTTAGTGTGTTTGTTACACCAGCAGAGTGAGGCTGCGGCTGAACAGTTTGTGCGTGGGCATTGCTAGACTCGCAATAAAACTTAACCTGTGAACGTGCGCCAGTGCCTGTACGAATATCAACAAGACCATCAGATATGGACACACCGCCTGATGAACCATTACCATCAAGGTTTACTACACCTGTTCCGTTTGGCAAGATGTCAATATTACCGTTAGATGTAGATACAATGTCATTGCCGTTTACATCAAGGTTGCCGCCAAGCTGGGGAGAAGTATCTGCAACTACATCTGTAATACCACCAAGACCAGCGGACAGATTAGCAAGTGATACTTTTTTAAGCACACCTGCATCTGCATCGTGAAGTAAAACTGTATCATTGGTTGTGTCTAAACCTGAAGTAATAGCTGTCTGACCACTAATTACGTTAGCATTCAGCATCGCTGTTTCAACAGCATTGTTTGCAATTGTTACAGCACCACTAGCTGCAAGGGTAATGTCTCCAGAGATAGGCTTGTTATCAAAACTGTCGCTACCGTCATGTATGAGTATGTGACCCGCTGCCTCAGATGATATATCAGTATCGTTGAGTTCTACGAGTGTATCTTCGGTTTGTATCTGTGCATCCACATATGCCTTGATAGCTTTTGCGGAAGCAAGTGTAGTGTCTGTTCCAGCAACGCTAGAAAGGTCTGTGTCGAGAACACCAGATTTAAGGTTGTCTACCTCAATATTAGACAGAGTGTTATTGTCTGCGTCTATCGTTTTGTTTGTAATAGTTTGAGAACCTGTTAAGGTCGCCACAGTGCTGTCAATAGCAAACGTAACAGCATTTCCTGAACCGCTAGTATCAATACCAGTGCCGCCAGTAAAGGTAAGTGTCTCGCTATCTAGGTCAATACTTAACGCACCGCCTGTATCTGCCTGAAAGTCTAAGTCTTCAGCAGTAAGCTGTGTATCTACGTAGGCTTTAATAGATTGCTGTGTAGCAAGAGCCGTGGCACTATTAGAAGCCATGTCATCTTCATCAAGAACTGTGCCTATAGAAGCACCACCGCCAACAGCTACACCAGCAACAGTTAAAGTACCAGCAAAGTGACCGTCTTTAAACTTCTTAGAAGTTGAACCCAAGTCTATGTCGTTGTTTGTAGTAGGCTCAATAACACCATCCTTAACCACAAACTGTTCTGTAGATGTACCCGATACATCAATGTTAAATTCTACTTGATTATTGCTATCATCTACGACAACTTTATTTTTAGGCGTAGCAACACCGGGGTCGCCAATCAAACCAATGACTGGACCTTCAGCAGTAGTGCCATCGTGTTTGTGGCCTGACGTGTTTGCAAAAGCATTTACTAGCTGATTAAATTCATCGTTAAAGTCTGACGCTTGAATAATATCGCCATCAGCAAACGAGGACTGTCTAGTATAACTTGCCATTTATTATCTCCTTGCCGCCGCTTCAAACTCTAACTGAAAACCTTTCAGTGAGTAAGGGGCTGACGTACCCCTATCATTAACACGCAGTGCTACTGCAAATCCTGAACCTTCTATTGGCTGTCTTACTAATGGGTTTGACTGACCACCGTATGTAGCAACACCAAAAACAGATGAGCCATAAATAGCTACTGCAGTTGTAGTATCAAATGGATATGCTGCAGGTCTAGGTACATTAGGTGATTCATAGTCATACCTTACAAACAAATCTGCATTAACTGCAGCTTCAGGTGCGTAGTTTAGAATAACACGCTGAAATGATTTGCGTAAACCCGCATCGCCCATAGTCAAATCAGGTGAACGATACTTACCTGTTACATTGTTACCATCAAAAGCAACGCCTTGTTCTTGACGATATACGTAGCCATCAAAGCCACCATGTAGAATAATACTTTCACCTTGCACAACGACAAAGTCTGTTGAACTAGGTGCTATACCACGAAGGTCAGAGTATTCGTATGTATCACCTTTACGTACTACAATAAGACCTTTCGTATTTCCTCTTGTGATATTCGCATCAGAGAAAAACAATCTGTATTGTGTCTTATCAGGAATAACTACGCTATCAAATTCGTCTACGTTACTTAGACCAGTAAAGCGTTCCTGAACCTGACGACTAATTGTACCAAGTTCAACGTCGCCAATTCTTTCCGTACCAGCGACTGTACGCAGTCCATCTGGCCCCAAGAATACTAAGTCACCTGCAAATTCCTGAATAGTAAAACCATTTAAACAACCAATTTCTCTGGTGACTGGTTGAAGAACAAAGTCAGCAATTGTATTGCCTACTAATTTAAATATACGTTCTTCACAGAAAATATAAAGTGCTTCACGAAAAGGAAACAGTCCTGTAATTCGGCTATCAACTTTAACAGAACCTGCGCCATTGGCTGCAGTAAAATCACTATCGGTGTATGGGGCAGAAAAGATAACTTCTTCGGGGTTAGCACTATGTCCGGCAAGAAATATAGCATTTTTGTATGCCGTAACAAATGCAGGGTCTGTGGGTGCGCCTGTTCCTGTTAGGTCTGTTACTGTAGTACCATCGTACTTAGTTGCCCTATTAGCACCATCTGCCCATATAATAAAATCCGTGCCACCTAGATTATAACGAAAGTGCGTATATCTACCTGCGTTGCTTCGTCCTGTGTCAATTTGTGTCCAGCTACCAGTTTTACCAGCTTCGTGTATCTTACCGCCACGTGCCGCAATAACTTTATTATTAAAGTGTGCCGACATAAGGACTTTTTCACTAGCAGAAGCATCTTGTGGTACAATGTTGCTATTCCACTTTGCGTATCCTGAGATACGTCTGTATCCACCCTGTACGTCAGGCTCAAAGTTTTCTAGTTCAAGAGCCATCCCCGGCTGCATAACAAAGGTAGACTGGTCAAGAACCAAACCACCCTGACAGGCAAATACGAAGGGACTGAGGCCAGATTCATCTGCCATTTATACCACCTAAAACCCAGCTACATTAACGCCATACCTTTGGGAATACGGTATATATGTTGACCTCACGTAGTCTGTTCTATTTAATAGAATTGATTGCATATGCTTGATGCCCTCTTCAAATCGGGCAAAGTTAATTCCGTACTGCTGTGACTCACCACGATACTGATAACCATATGCGGTAGCCCCATCTACAATTGTTTGTCTAAACTGTTCTGGTATTGTAGGTATGTCTGTAGCATTTACTAAAGTTGTAGGACGTGCAAAGTATTCATACTTTAGTTGATATGCTTTATCGGGGTAAGGGTACAGCCCATAATTATTATCTGGTGTTCTAAATACATAAATAGGTACACCGCCAACACCTGTAGTACTTTCTTGGTCAATGTACCTGTCAACATACTCTTTATAATCAATGATACGTAAAGTCACACCAGCTACGCCAAGTGTGTTGTCTTTGCTAATTCTAAATGTTTCATAGTCTACTGACTGTGTGCCAACAGGAATTGTATATCGTGTTTGACTTGCGACTAATGTTTCTGTTTGCGTGGCGTGTGTAAAAGGCCAACCGTATTCACGTGAATTAATATAATTGATAGCATCGTTTACTGCGTTTTTACACTGGATTTGAAATCCCCGTGCAGTAGCAAATGTAGTAGTAGTAAGTTCTACTTCATTCATCCTGTTTAGTACATCGTTGGAAAGTCCAAGATAATCGTATGCCATATAAAATCCTCAAAAGAAAAGTGAAGGGGCAAGTTGCCCTGCCCCCTCAACTATTTAGGCAAGTGTGTCACGGTCTACTTCGTTAGCAGCCGTATCACCTTGGTCACTGATGTCCATCATTACAGCGTAAGCACGTAGCTTACCTGCTGTAAATGACGCACCACTACCAGCCAATACAAAATCAATTGTATCAGCAGTTGTAGATGGTGCTAATCCATCAATTGAAACCTGTGGAGCGTAAGCACCGTCAGTCGCACCATCAATGTCCAGTGCCGCAGCAAACTCATCGACATCACCACCAGTGAAGCCAAGAGCAGCAGTTGCATCTGTAGCCGTATTCATAGTTGCAGATTCTACAACTTGAAAACCTGCTGCCATGATTAGTGTGTTAGCAGGTACGGTAATTGCCTGAATAGTATCGCCGGGGGCAATGCTATTTGTAGTCAGGTCAATTGTCACATCAACATAGTACGGGTTACGTCCACGCTGTGAGTTCCCTGAAGCGGGATGAAGAAGTGCAGTAATGTTAGCCATGTCTTATTCCCCCTTATACCAAGTTAAACTTAGCGTTCACAAGTGCTTCTGGACGAAGAATCTTGCGACCGTACAAATGCATACCACGAACAATGTCAGCGAAGCTGTCAGGGTCACGATATGTCTCAGTCTTGTTAATCTGCTCTGCAGTGGCTACAGCAGATGAATGTCCACCAACAATCACACCGTAGTTGGATGCGTTAGTACCACCAGTGGTATCTGAACCCGTTCCAATTGAAGGTAAGTTGTTTGAAACATACACTTGGAAGCCGTGCAAGTTATTGATTACCAGACCGTTTTGAAGGCCAGAACCACCAAAGTCTGAGTTCAGAAGTTTTGAATCTTCGTCCTTCAGTACTTCCATGAATACTGGGTCAATTACGAGCCAGCGGCCTTGCGAGTCTACATTTTGCTGGTCTAGCTTACGAGCCATACGAGCAATAATCATAGTTGGATTAGCATTACCTGAACCCGGTACTGAAGAAGCACCCGGCAAGCGTGGCTGAATACCAATTGATGAACCACCTGAACCGCCAAAGTCATCAGCTTCCAGTTTCATTGAAGACAGTAGTTCGTCTGTACCTGCAGTTGAAACAGCAACAGAACCATTTACAGTTGTATTAACTGTGTCTGGTGCGCCGTGAATTGCAGACTGTTTGAAACCTGACAAGTAACCAAGAACGTCTTGGTCAAACTGGTCAGCAAGGCGATACGCAGCACGGTCGCTTGCCAGTGACTGGAAGTTTACGTGTGAGTGTGCCTCTTCAATGTCGTCAACCTTAAATGCAAAGTAGTTAGCTTTGTCAACTGTCAGGTTGAAGTCTTCGTCATCAAGGTCTTGAGGAGTGATTGTAGTACCACGCTCATATGCCTTAACTGTAATCTCTGGTTCTTTGATGATTTTAACTGAATCGCCCATTGAAGCGATTTCACCAAAGTAATCAGAGTTGGTGATTGCCTCACAAACAGCGGCCTTGCGGAAAGCAAGTTGCACCTGTTTGGAGTAAATTACTGGTGAGAAATTACCATTAGGCAGGTTCCCATATCCAGCAGCGGAAGTAAAAGCCATTTCCATCTCCTGTTATTAGCTTTACAGATGCAAACATTACAAGTCTTAGCAGAGGCTGAATAACGTAGGGTGTGTATTCTAGTTAGGTGGCCGCCCAACTATTCAACAGGCCATGTTTATCAGGTAATCCGAAAGGGTTATTGTTGTTTGCTGATTGTAAATGTAACTAAGTAGCTATCTCAGTTACACTTACCTGACTATAGTTATACTTAAAAATAACTACTTGTCAACTCTTTTTTACACATTTATCTAGCAGAGCCAGATACATCGTAGATAAACTTACCAGAACGGATAGCTTCCATGATTTCGTCAGACCGCTTTTCGTACTCTTGCGGTGACATCTTTTGTACCTGTGATTCTTTTAGATATGTAGTTGCTTCATTTTCCTGCGGCTTACTACGTGAATCTTTTGTTGATACAGACTTAGCTGCGGCTTTATCTGACTTAGGCTTGTCTTTACTAATGCCCATATCAGCTTTGTACAAATCAATGGCTCTAGCAGCAGAACGTGCATCATTGTCATTATCATACAGCGCATCTTGTACCCACTTAGGCTGTTCTTCTGCCCACTCGTGAAACTCATCGCTGTCACGGATGTCACCAAAGTCTGGGTGAATACGCATTAGTTCTGCTTCAGCTTTTTCTTTTGAAGCACTAGACTGCAACTCATCAATTGCTTTCATACGTTCTTCCAGTGCTGTTGACTGT